CCCCTGTCGCATCTTTCGTTGTGAAGCTCTAGGGATACCCTGTTTGTGTTGTTTCCACCCACTCCCGCCAGCTAAAGACTTCACATCTTTTTCCATATTCATTGTCGGTTGTGTGGCTGCGGCTTGTGTTCGTGTATGCTCTCCCCGTCCCGCATGTACACTTTCAGCATCCCTTATCAGGTTACCAAACCAGCTACCCGTTTTTCTACCTTCCGCATCTCTCCCCTGAGTTAGTAAACCCCTTCTCCTAGAGAAATCCTGTGTTTGTGGGGTAGACGTAGCCGCATCTTTCTTTTTAGCTTCAGCTATTTGTTGTCCGGGGTTTTCAGGTACTCCTGAGACCTTCGATGCATCCCCCGGTGGTTTCGGTGCTTTACCCGGTTTACCCATCGCACCAAACTTATGTATAAATTGATATACAGCTTTCGCCATATTCATGGTTGGTTTGTCCCCATCTGAATCCGTTTTCTTAGAAGCCTGTTGATGGTGCTGTATAGCCGGTTTAAGCCCCGAATCAGTTTCCGGGTCATATGGTTTGCTGAAGTCGGTATTCTTGTGGTGGTCAGGGAATGTATTAGGATTTGCTGCTATATAATTATAAGTAATTCTCCTTGTTTTTTCTACTGTTTCTCTTGTATCCTTATCATCCTGAGATTCAAAGGGAACAACATCACCTTTACGATGCATACGGCTGATAAGGATAGCTACTGCATGTCCGTGCCCTGTATGTCCAAGTGTGGGCCTTCCATGCCTATCTGTAGCCATACGAGGAGTGTCGTCACCGTTGGTATCTCCGGTGCGTTGTTTACATGAGTCACATAAGCATCCTTCTAAGTGACTTTTTTGCATTTCCAATATCTCCTTGCCTTTTGGCTCCTCATCGGGAGGTGTCCGTCTTTCATACCCTAGCGGTGCGCCCCTGTATTTACTTGGTGGCTTCTTACCTTTACGAGCTTCGACCCGTTGCCTATTTAAAGCAGCCGCAGACCCACCTGATCCATGAGAGGGTTGAGCGGAAGGGCCTAATGATGGGGAGCTTTCAGGGTCGTTATATATTTCCTTATGTAGATATGCATACAGGATATCTGTAGAACTTTTATTAGATTTCATACCTTCTCCCTTTTGCACCCAGTTGGTAAAACTGCCTCGGGCAATGTCTCCAATACCTTTTTCTACAAGATAATCATCTAATTGTTCAAGAGAGTTCTTCTTCATTTCCAATATCTCCTTACCTTTTGGTTCTTCCTTAGGCTTCCGCCTGATGCGTCTGCTATCCGGTCGTGGCCCAGAGAATGTTCCTTGCATCCGTTCACCCTGCTCCCGCTCTACCATCTCACGATTCTCTGCTCGTCTTTTTGACGCTTGTTCCGGAGTCTGCCGATCTTCGGGGTCATCATATATAGATTGCTTCTGAACCCAGTTAGTAAAACTACCTACTGTGTCTATTTCACCGTTGCTATTCATAAATATCTCCGTTTCAGAATGTTTATGTTCTTGAGATTTGATTAGGCAGCTACCGTCTACACAGGAGCTTGTCGGACGATCTGTATCAGACTTCATCAATTCAAATTTAGCTCTCTGGTTTACACCCTGTTCGCATATGGTTACTTCAGCTAATTCCATATCATTTACCTGCATTACCACACCACCATCCCTTTTTGAGGGTTCTACACTGGTAGCACTACCGGCAATAGAATATGATTTCATTTTACCAGTCTCTATTTGTTCAAGTACCTTCTTGGAAATCTTGGTGTCATCTCTAAGCTCCGTTATAAAGAACAGATGGTCACCAGTCACACCGGACTTGTATATCTTCCCTGTCTTTGAAATATACGCTGGTAATGCCCAACCCACCTGTACGTCAGAGTGAAGTACCATGGCATTACGAGTACGGAAATTCTCCATAAACCTGTCGAAAGCTCGTTTCATAGCGTCTACAGTAATGATGTGCCCTTCCCTGTCCACAACTTCCACGGATGCAGGGCCACCTACAACTACAGGTTCTTTTTGATCCAACTCCTTGTCTATTACAGCAAGAGAATATTTTTCCTCATCGGGATAGGCTCTGGAAAGCGTAAGAATTTCTGCTGGAGATGCGATTTCCGCCTTGAATAATCTGACGTACTCTTCTAAAGCGTCTGAAATATCAGAGAGATCAACCTCCGAAACCTCCGCTTTTTCTAAAAGGAGTATGGTTTCATACGGGTTTATCTTCGACTCTAACCAGTTTTTATATGCTGGGTTTAGGAGAGATGAAGTGGTCATAGATTATCCTTGATGGATTCCCCAGATGACCCCGTGTGCTGCGGGAGTATTCTGGGCAGCTAATACAGTAACTTTCTCTCTAAAATCTATAGGCCAATTAGTTTCAAATGTATCCCCACCTAGTACCGGAATTCCAGTAGTAGCCGAAGCATCACAATCTAATCCTATGTATATAATATCTCCTGCTGTAGAAGATTCATTCCGTAGTTTTATTCCTCTGATTACTGAAAGTCCTGCCCGTCGTATAGAGGTAGATGCATTTGCAGTACCAGTCCATTCGTAATTCAACCCCTGTGCCCCATCTACATAAGTTGGTATATTACTATCTCCAACACGTTGCTCTACGTGTATCTTGTCTACATAAAAGTTTATATTATGTTGTGTCTTAGATCGAACAATTACTCTGTATGTAGCATCTCCTTGGTCAGGGAGGCGATACCTTACGTTGATAGCTTGAAAGGCGGTACTTAAACTGACTGACGTACCTGCGACTAAATCCGTACCACTAGAATTTTGAATAGCAATTTCAGCATCTCCACTAGCTGAAGCTCCCCTAACTTCACACGAAGCTATTAGATACGATGGGTTAGGATTTGTCTGTCCTACTATGGAACCTGTAGCCCAGTAGAAGCCCTCTCCTGCGGCAGAGTTATCAGGGTTTACCAGTAATGAGTTAGACCCTGTAGATGCCTGAGCAGAACTTTGAGATATAGCAGACCCATCGACTGTGAACATCGAAATGGTTGCGCTTTCTATTGATGGGTTAGTCACGAGGTTTACTGATGGCATACCTCTGTCAACTGTCAAGATAGTAGTTACTGCGTCGTTAGCTACGCTTGCATCCCGAAAGGGGTAATACTTAGTAAAAGCATGTGTACTAGTGCGTGTACTGGGGTCTACTTCCCATCCTGCCCACTGATTATGAAAAATTGCCATTCACTATCTCCTATTTATTATTCGTCCAACCGACCAAGGCTACTAGGCTACCTAATACAACCACCGTATGGGTGATCAGTATGCCGACAGCTATTAAACCGGTTTTGGCACCGTATACACGACTACGCCAACCTTGTAAGGTTTCAACATTAGTATTTAGTTTTTCTATGCTACCAACTAATCTATTATTTAAAGCTTCCTGATTTTCTATATACCTATCTAAACGTTCGGTGTAAATCGCTAACTTTACGTCAGTAGACTCCCTAACCATGTATGTAACGCCCCCCGTATTCAGATTATAAAGTAGTAGCCACCCCCATTTCGGAGGTGGCTACCCAATAATTTACGCTGCCTGACCGTAAAGTGTGAGCAAGAAGATTCCTGCGGTGTATGTAGCATTTGTAGAGCCACCAGAAGCAGCTAGATACAAGTACTGGTTAGCAGCAGGGAGAGCCGTAAGAGCCATCTTCTGCTTGGTCAACGTCCAGTCTGCTGCGGTTGCCAGCAAAGCTGTCTCAGTTAAACCTGTGACAAGAGCTTCTTCTGTTCCGGTAGCTTCTGTAGCTGAGTATACATCAATGTCGGGTTCACCACCAGCAGGGGTCTCGAAACATTCGAGGTGCCCTGCGATAATTGTACCGTTCAAGGCGGCAGTAATCTGACCGAAGTGGGAGTTAGCTGTACCAGCTACACCAATGATATCCCCATCAGCATCTCCTGAATTCAAGCCAGTCAAATCTATAAGAATTTCAGTCTTGATCAAATCTCCTGCAACTGTTACATTAGCCTTATAGACTGTGCCTGTACCAGTAGAGATACCAGTACCGGGAGTCATATTCTGCATCCTGAAAGCGGTCTCGTCGGTACTACCGAAAAGAAATGTCTCAGCATCAGCAAGATAGTTCCAGTCATACCCTAGAGCGGCACGAGCCATTCCTCTGGTATCCCCAGTTACATCAGATAGTTTAAACGTATGTTTAGTCATTATATTTTGTCTCCATTTATGAATGATAAGCTGTTCACATCATCTTGAATATTTCGACTTGTACGCCATATGGCTTGCTTGATTGATTTCTTCAAGGCATCTGTCGCAGAACTGTTAGGCACTGAAGCTTCTAATAGATTCATAACTTCGCCTACCAGTCTTTTAGTCTGGATATCCAAACTCTGCAACGCACCATCTGTGTATACACTTCTCATTATTCACCATTACATTACTTTACATTCAAGTGGTAGCTCCCCCCGAAGGGGGAGCCACACCAATAGTACCTAATTACGCACTCAAGTCACCGATCTTAGCGTGTACATCGAAACGATGTGCCCTAAGTTCGCCCATGGTATAAAGCAGACCACGAACTACCAACGCATTAGCTGCGAAGTAGTCACGGTTCTCGATATACTGCGTAGGCTGTGCTATCGCAATTTCAAGGTAGTCTGTGTCCAAGATGTAAATATTGGAACCCAGAACCGCATCAGCCGTAGAAACTGACTTAGGTGTGTCAGCATCTGGCAGAATCGGAATACCCTGATAAGTAGCAAGAACAAGACCAGTTCGAGTACCGGGGAAGGTCTTTTCAGAACCTACACCAACTTGGTAGTCTTCCTGTCCTGTATATCGTTGCTGAGAGTTGAGCAAACGCTCAAGTTTGAAGTACTGGTCATGACCCATAACAATAAGTTTTGGCTCACCACCATTCTCACGAATCTTCTGGATACCTGTGTCCAGCAAGTTCAGTGAGAGGTCTCGTGATACACCAGCGTTAGTTTGAATGCTAGCAGCAGCAGACCAAGTACCTGCGACACGATTAGAAATCGTTATGTCATAAGCCTTAGTTTCTGATGCGGCACCACCGGTGTCCTGTCCATCTTCCGAAATGATGTCATCTAATGAGGTGAAACCAGCTCGATTTTCTATGTAAGCTACATCACCGTCAGCGAACGCAGTTCCAGAAGCAACAGTTACAACACCTGTATCTGAAGCAATTGCTGAAATTGCAGAACCACCAGTCCTGTCCTGTCCAGTACCAGTGTCATTCATAGCTACGTCGTCTCCAACGTGGAAGTTACCTACTACGGATGATGGGACTGTAAAGGAAGTTGTGCCACCTGCGGAAACCAGAAAGGCTCCAGCAGAAGTTAGCTCTTGGTTTATTTCTTTAAGGTGATCCTTCTGTGCCGCTTCACTTTCAACGGCGAGAACATCCCCGATACCACCTTCCAAACCAGCAGTAAATACTGACTTGACTGATGCACCGAAGGTCGTTGACACTATACGTGGTAGTGACGAGACTACTTCGATGTTGGAGACATCAACTGTCGGAATCGCACCAGTTTCTGTGACCGGTCGTGATCGAGTATCACCACGGTCGGTTCTGATACGCCAACCAACTGTGCTACCCCAGACATTTCTGGGGAGCGCATTAAACACACGAGTCTGGTTGTTTAGTGCTGTCCAGACCTTCCTACCATAAGTAGCGGTAAATACGTTAGTACCTGCACCATCTACAGTATGGTATGTTTGCTTCGCCATATAGTCTGGGCCAAGAATAGACTGACCTAGACCTCTATTTGACTGAGCAATAAATTCACTAATTGAGATTGCCATTTTTACTTATCCTCCGTTATTAGGAATAGAGTTCAGTCGGCAAACCTTCGGTCTGACCGGACTCAACCCGTTCTTGTAGGGTTCGAAGTTCGCGGAATGAAAGCTTAGAAAGCTGCTCAACTACATCCTCAGTCTGTTCGGCCTTGGATATAAATGTCTCGCCTTCTGTGCCAAGAGTCTCGTCCGGAATGATTTTAGGGGCTGCAAGCCCGTTTTCCTCTCGGAATCCCATTCTTTCGAGTCTCGCAGCAACCTGACCATCAGTAGACTTTTGAATGCCTTCTTGATAACCAGCTACTTGCTTCTGTAAGTCTTCGAGTTGTTTCTTCATCCGAACAATTTCATTCGAATCTTCGTCTTCGTCTTCATCTTCTGCTCTATCCCTACCATTCCTACGATCATCGTCGTCTTTCTTTAGACCCATTTTAGAAACGATGGTATCTTGTGCATCCGCAGTAGGAGTGCCCTTTGTGCCGGGATCGGCTGTCTTAGAGCCGTCATCAGCATTAGCGTCACTCAACTTGGTGCCACCAACTTTTTTCTCTTCAACATCTACACCAACTTCATTATCTGCCTTTATCATAGCTATAACTTCCTCAGCCACACCTTTGATAAGAGCACTATACTGCTCTTCTTCGGCTAGCTGTAAGTCTTCTTCATACTCAAACTCTTCTGCTTTTTCAAGTCGGGATTCCATCTTCTGTAACACATCGGCTACAGCAGACAACCCTAAGGTGTTACCCTCTAGTTGTTTCTGGATTTGCTCCAGTACATCGCCATTTTCTGCCATATCTTAACCTCCAATAAAGGTTCTATTATGTAATTTACATAAAGTTGGTCTAAGCCACCCCCGACTCTATACAAAAAAATATACTAAACAGTAAAGTCCTGTTCAGTATATTATACTCACGTTATAAAAAAACTATACTATAAATATGATTATTCGGAGGTTTCGGTTATTTTACCACTAGAAATTACTTTTAAGACATCATTTCTAAGAGCGTAAAGATGTTGTTGTATAAGTTTTTTAACTTTCTCACATTGAGTTCCTTCGGGGAGAGAGGCTTCTATAACATCTAATACCTGCCCTACTGTACGGGAATGCCTCGCCATTAGCCACTCTTGATTCTCTGTGACCTGCTCTAAATCCATGTTATATCTCCTTTATCTTTTCTTTAATAATGTTGCAACCATTTCCTTTGGCTCTTGTTGGGAGAAAGTGGGTTTACCAGTGATAGTGCCTGTTCGCACAGGTTTTTGCACATCTCTCCAGTACCCTGCTACTTTACGATACCTATTAGTTTTTTTATCCATCTTTACATATGGGTCTACCCACTCTGCCGAAGTAGTTGTTTCATTATACTCTGGGGAGTCAGATTCTTTTGGAGTTAGTCGTAAAGAGTTACCCCTTCTCACCATATCATACTGTGGGAGCTTAGTTCGTATATTATTCATTATCCGTGCTCGCAGTGCGCTTGCAAGATTCATTGGCATACGATTAAGTCCCCCAAACTTCTGGTAATTCTAACTCAAACTCTGACTCTTCGTTATCATATCGGTCTAAGTAGATAACTTCTTTCCCTACTTGCCCGTATTCGGGGTGGAAATATAAAACTATCTGCTTAGGCTTAGTTATTACGTTTAGGCGGCTGATAGTAAATTCATCCCCACCCTTCATTGTACCGCAAATATGCAAACTTCCAGTCCCAATATCTATTTCATCAACTCTATGGAAGTGTCCTAATAGAACATCATCAAAGGATGAGGATATATTGAACTCATCATCTGCTATAAGCTGTGTCTTATATTGTAGTACAGAGCGGAGAGCAGTAACTGTCCGGAGTATGGTGGCTGTGGCTCCACCGCCGCCGATAGAATCTCCATGCATCATCAATATATTCCTATTAGCTATATTACTAACATGACTCACTGATTTAGGAATCTCGAAGGTGATGTTAAGCTGCTTGGAAACAAATACAGCTACCCACTGGTATAACATGTAGTCCCAATCCATATACCTATCTTTTGATGGAATCTTTCTTGTCATACGCCCATGGTTGCCTACCACACAAGGTACTTTAATCTCCTCAAAGTGTGGTGCGAGGAACATAAGGGCTTGACTGATAATCTTTGCCCCATACATCATCTGCATCATACAGTTATCTATATTAGTTCGGGCAAGTTCCTCATGGATATCACCAGAGATCATATCACCCAACATAGGGATAACTAACTCATCTACATCACAAATATTACGCCTATATTCTGCTAGGCTAAGAACTTGGTTAGACCATCCCCACATGCGCCTACTGAACAATTCGATATCGTACTCATTCAGTCCAACCGTTTGTTCCTTCTTTACATTGTCTCCCACATGGGTGTCTGTAAGGGGGGCTACCATAACTTGAGATGCTTTCCCCCGTTTTCTAGACCCCGGCTTCCTAGTCGGGTATTGCTTGGTGGGTTTGAGGGGAGTTACATATCTTTTGATTGTATCCACAAGAATTTCAGATCGAGTTGACTCTTTTATTACTCGTTCATAGAGTTTCTTATAGTAAGCTGATTCAGCTTTATAGGTAGCTACTCTTTTGTCTAGGCGGATACGATCTTTTATAAAATCTTCCTCTTCTTCGGGAGCAATTTCGTCTGCCATGTTCGCAGCAGCCTCGTCTAACAGGGTATCAAAGTCAATGACTTCTCTATCATACCAGCGTTGTATCGTAGACCTGTGAAGTTCTATACCATATTCTTCGGCTAACCACCTAGCTAACCCTGTCCATGTCTGCCCTGCTTGTCTTTTCTGTATTAACTCTTGCTTCGCAATCTCTGGAATCATAAATTTCTCCCTAACTAAGCTTGTCTAATCTCCTACTAGTCTACTCCTATTGGAACATCTATGTCAAGAGCTTTCAATAACGATAGCACTGATGGGTTAGAGTTTAGTACTTTAGAAATAGTTCTCATTTTGGTGAAGTGTTCGAATTGAGGTCTTGAGACTCCTTGTTGTCCGGGTGCTGGCCCAAAATTCCCACGCCTACCTTGCGGATTTTTTACCTTTTGACTCCCCAGAGAGGTAGGTTTGGAGGCTACTCGTGGTGATTCATTTACCTCACCAGTATTTACATTTTCCTTTTTCGCATCCAATTGAATCAGTCCTGTTCGTGCTTCTTCTACCAACCATTGAGCAAATTGTTGTACTGATTTCCTAGCTTGGTTGACTTCTTCGCCTCTTAAGAACCTATCCGCTTTTGTAACCCCAGTAGTTATAGCTTTATCTTTCTCTTTTTTCTTTTTCTTCTTCCTCTTTGTAGGAGCCATTCCCAATCTTCGTTTAGAGTCACCACCATAGGTAGGGGTAAATACACCGGGATCAGAGGCGACTGCTACTGTGCCTCCACCCGCTAGTCCCCCTGCACCACCAGCACCTCCTCCTCCTCCACCACCATCTTTCTCCAACAGAGGCATTTCTTTAGATTCTTCAATATCTTCTTTAATATCCTGCACTATCTTTGTCTGGTTAGGGGTAAGTGGAGATTTTCCTTTTCTCCTTGCCTCCTCTATCGCCTTTACATTAGCTTCTCTCATTTCTTTATCACTCAGCCTTTTATCTTCCTCTTGAGTATCGTGCGGACTTTCACCCGACGGTCGAATTTTTCTATTATCCCGAAGAAAATTTTGTAAATCTCGTGTTCTACTCATCTTGTATAATATCCTCTATCACTGGATTAGATGGTTCAGTATAAGTTGTTGAAATAGGTTCAGGTGGTCTCACAAACGTAGCTTTTTCTACTCTAGCTAACCGACCATCGTGTAAGAAAGCTACAAACTGGTCATTATTCTGGGAGAACCACAATTTTGATCCGTCATCGGATAACTCTTTAATGAGAGGAGCCGGGTATCCTTGAGCTATTAAATCCTGCATCCAAGATTTGGTGGCGAAGGTGTCAAAGAACCTTTGCGTTGCCTCACCTACTTTATCTGTTTCATCTTGAACAGCCACATCTCTGTTACTGGGAGTAACCCCGTTCCATCTTCCCCCATGTTTTCGTTTCCAAGGAGGGGGCTTCCGTTTAAAGAGTGGTTGATCGTCAGATTGCTGTTGAAGTAGCTGTGCCAAATCTGGGGATACTTGTTGTGCTTGTTCTTCTCCGCCTTCCCCGCCTTGCCCACCTTGAGCCGCCTGTTGTTGAGCCATCTCCGCCTGTTGTTCCATCTGCTCCATCTGCTGTTCCTGCATCTCAACACCAAGTTCCACCTGCTTAGTCTGAGCTTCTATCATCTTAGGCTTACCAGACACTACAAAACGAGCTTCTTCCACATCTACATGTGAATCCTTAAGACCTATTTCATAACCCAACTGAGCTAACTGAGCAGCTAGTTGTGTTCGTTGTAGAGCAAAACTAATTCTGGTAGCCTCTGCTTTTTCTTCTGGGTTCGGAAGTTCTAATTTCCACTGTTTAACATTGAACGCTTTTAGAATATGAGGGAATACTTTCTCATGGAATATCCTCTGGTCTCCTTCTACAACCCTACTCATCACTACTAATTGTTGGGTCTGTGTAGATAACCCTCCAAAAGCTTCTGGTGCGCCCTGCCATGCAGGGGTTACACCCCACATAGCTGACACCCGTTCTCTAATCTCCTGTCGAACAGGGAGATAGTCCATCTCCTGTAGAGTGTGGAATAAACGTACCATATCTACTCTACCTCTTTGGTTACGACTGGACACCGCTACCATGGGTATGAAGTTAGGGTCTGCCTTTACATTAGCTATCAGGTTGGCTCGTTCTCTCCGTAAGCTTTCTGGATCATCTGTATGAACCATCAACATAGAAGAAGGCATCTTCCTCTCAAAGAAATATCTATATAAGTTTTTATCCATACCTATAAGGGTTAAAGCTTTTTCAAATATGGTCAGTATAGGAGACCAGCCATAGGTCTCCGAAGGAGAAAACTTAGATATATGTATTATCTCATTATCAAAGAGATACATATTGGTTTCCCTGTGCCGATACCTATACATAACAGGTAATCTGTCATGCCCGTTAGGACACTTACCTTTTTTCTCAGCAACATCATTCCTATCTATTGGGCAAACCCAGTGAGAGCTTTTCGGAAGTCCTTTGTTATCTAAATCAAACTCTATTAAGGCTGGGTTTAGTCTTCGTATCTCTCTAACTTTAGATGTTATAGACTTATCTTTCTTGTCCACATAATAATCTTTTACCATGTAGATAAAAGCATCGTCTGTAGAATTTAGATCGAAGTGAGCCTGTCTAAGTACTTGCTCTAAACTTTGATCAAAAACGTTACAATCCTCAGTATACTTCTTTAACCGCTCAACCTCAGCATGATCAGGTTTCTCTGTATCAGGAACTAGTTTAATACCTCTCCTAAATACTTCATTAGTTATGTGGTGAAGAGGTGCCCTAATTTCTTCTACTTGCATGGCTATGGTTTGAATATCTTGAATCAGTTGTTTGCGATACGCCATCTGGTTGCGTATCCAACCATTCACCACTGTTTCAATTCCTAATGTAGGAGTTCGACCATCTGCGGAGGAAGCCGATGCATCATTATAGCCCTTAGAGAGATTCAACCATTCTAAAGTATTGGAGATGTCCCCTAACCCTTTTACCATTTCTGGAACTTCGGGTAAATAATCTTCTAATTTCATATATTAATCCTTGAGTATTTCATCCATTTCCTGCATAGCAGCTAGTTTTAATACTGCTCCCATGGCTTCATGCTTTAACTCGAAAGTATCACTTCGTCTAGCTTTCACCATAAGGTCTTCTTTTTCAGATTGTAATTCTACTATATGTTTTTGTAAGTCTCTAATTTGAGTATTTAGTTCTTCATTGCCTAGGAGCGATGAAGCGTTCTCTAAAACTCCTAATCTAGAGGCTTCCTTCATTAAAGACAGGAAAGCTCCTTCACTCATAACTGTTACTGCGGGGCTAGAATCAGGCACATCTTCATCAGGTTCTAAGACCTTCAGTGCGTCATGCCATGTATCTAAGACACGCCAAGTCCCAGCATCATCTTGATTAGCTACATACTGCTCTCCACGCTCTCGTAACATATTACCAATAGCCATACTATACTCCTAAACTTTAGTCTACTCTTATTATACTACCGATATACAGTTTTAGGCAATGTGACATTTAGACCAGCCACACGACTTACAAGTGACACATCCACTTTCTTCTACCAAAATTGGGGTGGCACAACATTCTCCACCTGCTACTACCGGTACTTCTTCTATAGATGCCTCATCCACTAAATCAAAAAAATCTAATTGCAACGTATCTTCATTGCTGTTTTTAGAAATATTTGATTTTACCAATACTTCTTTTTCCCTACTTCCAGACCTATATACAGTTATACCTTTACACCCTTCTTCCCAAGCAAGCATATAAGCAGTATACACATCTTCTATACTTGCATCATTAGAAAAATTGATAGTTTTAGATATACCCGAATCACAATATTTTTGGAAGGCAGCTTGCATACGCACATGAGCCTCTGGGGAAATATCCCCTGCGGTTACGTATACTTCTTTTACCCACTCTGGTACATCATCCCTATCTTTAATAGACCCACCACCAGAGATATGTTCCATTAATTCATCTGAATAAAAATTATATTCTTTCGCATCTTTCTCAAAATATTTATTTACATAGTAAAAAGTTTCCCCCTCTAAAATATTCATCTTCTTCCATGCCAATGCGAACGTCGGTTCGATACCACTAGACGTATCTGCTAGCATAGAGATCGTCCCTGTTGGAGCAACTGTGAGTCTACAAGCATTCCTTAATTTATAATCGGATTTAGCATAGTCAGAGCCACTCCATGCTGGGAATACCCCTCGCGATTTAGCTAAACGCAAAGATTCATTATCAGCAATATCTTGTACGAAGCCCATTATGTAGTTACCTATATACCTACCAATCTCCGTATCATAACCAATCCGCAGTTTAATTAGTAGATCAGCAAAACCCATTATGCCTAAGCCTATTTTTCTAGTTTCCTTAGTCATTTTTTCAATTTCAGGAGTCGCATAATAATTAGCATCAATTACATTATCCAAAAACCTAGTAGCTAACCTAGTTGTTTTGTCTAACCTAAACCAATCTATATTTGCTTTCCAATCCACTGATGGTTCTGCCGAAGTAGATAACTCAGTAGGTTTAAAGAACTTAGAAAGATTTAAAGAACCTAGATTACAGGATTCATTACCTAGTAGAGGCTGTTCTCCGCATGGGTTGGTCGCAATCATCCTTCCATACTTAGTTATAACTTTATTATCTTTATTTATTGTATCTAAGAATACCATTCCGGGTTCACCATTTTGCCACGCCCCGTATACCATCTTACTAAATACGTCTCTGGCATCCAACTCCCCCACTATTTCGTTATTTCTAGGATTTATTAGGGGGTATTTCAGTCCCGCTTGAACGGCTCTCATAAAATCGTCAGTCACACCAACAGAAATATTAAAGTTATGTATTTCCCCCTCGACCGCCTTACAATGAATAAAATCTAAAATATCAGGGTGATGGACATCCATAACAGCCATGTTAGCACCGTCCCGCTTACCACCTTGGGTAATCATGGAAGAAACACGGGATAATGTTTTCAGAACTTCAATCGGCCCGCAAGAAACCCCATGTGTAGTCTTGATCCTGTCCCCTTTAGGACGAAGTTCAGATAAAGCGAAGCCTGTACCACCACCAAATTTCTGAACCATCGCAGCATCATGAGCAGCTTTCATAATACCTTCCATACTATCCTCAAGAGGAAGTACAAAACAAGCAGATAAAGTGCCTTGTTCTGTCCCTGCATTCATTAATGTGGGGGAATTAGGGATAAATTCTAGCGCAGACATTACACTATAGAAATCATTAGCAGAAAGCTCTGCCTCTACTGGTAGTTTCCCATAATTAGTCTCAGCGGCTCCAATAGCATCAGCTACTCGTCTAAACATTCCATCTGCATTCTCTATTGGTTCATTATCCTCGTCTTTTAAATAATATCGTTTTCTAGCTACGAGTTCGGCTTGTGCTGCTAACATGACCATGTACTACCCCCTGATTTCTTACTTTCGGAATCCACAATATAAACAGAGACCCCGCTCTGGAATCCATACATTAGGGCCGCAGTTAACATCCTCACATTCAGGATTCAGCGGTCTGGGGGCATGTTCATCGCCGGGTGTATTTTTATTATACCCTAAAATTTTCTCTTGCATAGCTTGTACGGGGTTCTTTTCAGCATCATTAACAGCGGTTTCCAAATCCTGTAAAATCTCTTGTATATTCCCAACAGTTTGCACTAAATAATGTGACGATTCGAAACAAGCTTGGAGTGCCATAGCTATAGAAAAGAAAGCATCTCCATGCCCCATAGGAGTCTCAGGAGCTTTGAGTTCATTGTTTACAGATAGTATCTGAGAGGTCTGTCTTTCGTCCGCTATTAGTTTAGTATTTCCTTCATGAACATAAGTTTCAAATATCTGTGCCATAGTCATTTTACTTTTTGCTGTGAAATGCATGGGCCACCATTTTGTATCTAATCCCCTATCCTCTAGTTCACCTCTCGTATTGTCTATGTATCCTTTAGTAAGATTGAAATTTTGAGCAATCTCATTTAGAAATTCGATTTGTGCCGTGTAATCCCACCCATCTAACCATGTCTGATGTATTTGTTCTATCCTGTCACCTCTCTTTCTAAAGATAACAAGGTGTGAAGGATGTCTCTTTTTCCCGACATCGAAGCCAGCATAAATACCATCTGTCTCCTCGAACTCATGCTTATGGTTAGCTGGGTAACTCCTTAGATTGTAATCTAATACTTTAGCTATATCTTCCTCAGAGAAGTAAGATTCCTGACTCAAGAAAGGTTTTAATAAGAACTCTGATGCAAACGATTTTGGCTTTGCTTTCTGTTGTTCCAGTAACCAATCTTCGCTATATAATTCTGGCATCAATACTCTTCTCCCCGGCATAGGGTCAAACGCAGGGAGCTTCCTATATTTGAATCGTGTATCTGTTTCAAGCTTTGCCAAAATATCTCCGGGTAACATAGGAGTACCCATCACTACAACCGGTACTCCTTGATTAGGTATGAACATGGATTCAGTCATGAAGTGATCTTCAATTTTAGTAATTTGGGAGAGGTTGAGTGGGTTCTCCGGGTCTTTCAGGATGTCATCTGCTATCAAAGCCCCATTGACATGCATACCTCTTTTAAAAGAAAACAACCCACCATGCTCTATTTCTAAGGCACTACCGTTAGCATGTCTATACCTAAATGTGTAATCTGCTTTTGGGGTCTCATTCCGTATCCAGTTTGAGATACGAGGATTACGAGCTACCTCTTTATTTATTTCACTCATATGATACTTAGCCATGGTGTCACTAAAAGATAAGTACAGAACTCTCGTGTCTGTTTTTGCCCTTAGTAACAACCATATAGCGAAAGCATGTCCTAAAATAGTACTCTTGAAATGGGCACGGGGCAGTACCGCAGTATAGTTACTTCCCTCATTAATTGTAGCTTCTAATTCCTCACATAAGAACTGTACGTGCCAAGCCTTAAATAGTTCTGGACGTTCAAAACTTAAGCTCCAAATATCACGAACAAATTCCCAGAATGTACCTATAGCAACCTTGTCGCTATTTTTTATTCCTGTGGAGAGGAGTCCAAAAGCTTCTTTAAGAGTTACTACTTCGGTCGGCATTCTGTTCCTTTGTAGACACTAATATTTTTAATTTATTTGCAATTGTAGCTAATAACTCTCCATCATCAACCTCATCAACCAATACTCTCATAACCTCTTGGACGAATTGTAAGTTGATCAGTCCTTCTAATACTCGTCGTTCCCCTTGTATACCAACATCAGCAGCTTTGACAGCATCTAAAGCTCTGGTAAAGTTTAGATTACCTAGCTCATTAGAAGCTTTTTCTCTAATATCTGTATAAATTTTAAGTTGCTCATCCTGTATCTGAAATGCTTTATTAGCCTCACTCTGAACTATTTTATCATCAGTTTGCGTAGCAACTTCAGTACGTTTAGTATCCCAATCATACTTTCTAGCCCACGCATAAATCGTAGGAGGCTTTACACTAATATTATAATTGACTGTTAGATGCTCCGCAATTTCCCTAGCACTCATACTATTGGCTACATATAACTCCATACCTTTTAGACGAATTGCAACTGGTATATTCTTAGGCATCGTAACTCCTGTTAATTATCAAACTCAATATCTCTATCTCTATAGTCCATCTCTCCAATATCCGGTTGTTCAGCGGTTCCATAATGATATGCTGCATGTTCTGGGTTCTGGGAATCTATGCTCCCCCCATAAGGACTTCCATCTGATTGCAATAACTTGCTAAAATCCATATATCCTGTTTTATTGGTGGCTGCATTGAAGCAAGCTGGTACTTTAAATTTGGCTCCGTTAGAAAAGAAGTCTTGGAATTCTACACCGATCTCATCTCTAGTACATAAACCCTTCCAAACATTCTCTTTTTCGATAATAGGTTTGTAATTAGTATTCTTCCGTAATGTTCCTGTAGTTCTTTGAGTATCTTCAAATTGTTTATTGTTGATACAGGCAAAGTATTTACACCATATAACCACACCGTGTTTTTCTTTTAAATCTTCTAGGGTAGTTCCCTTAGGGAATTTATCCTCATAAACTACAGGGGCTTCTTTTTTAGACCCGCCCTTAGAAACATACATCTTAAACTTATCTGCCATCTCTTTTCCTCCATAAGGCTATACAAGCAGCGTCAGCATAATCCTGTTCAGGGAATACTTCTCCCCACTTAGAAACAGCAAACGCCATTATATCACTTTTCTTAGCATTACCTTTTCCAACGATTACTTTTTTCCATGCTCTATTATCCACAGAAGCAAATGGAGTACCCGACCTATGCAGTTGTAATTTCACTCCCGCTATCACCGACGCTATAGCTATAGTGGCCTTCGCATTTTGTATGTATATAGCGGACTCTATCGCTGCTGTGCTTATATCTATTATACCTGAATAAGCCTCAAACTTATCAAGTATCTCATAAAATCGAATTTCGTAATTCTTGTCTTTGCTTTCAAATTTCTCTGAGCCTACCAAATTCTCATCCTTATCTAAAAGAGAAAGATGTATAGCTTTAGAGGAGCAATCAAACCCTGCTATCATTCTGAATCCTTATACGCTTGCGTTCTAAGAGATACTATCCTAGAAACTGTAGCAAATGCAGAAGTATACAATTTGAGTTGTCCTAACAATCTAGTATATAGAGTTGTAATATCTATTACCTCTCGCCTCAATTTAGCCAGAGACTCTCTGGAGAGCATAATCTCCCCCCGTAGTTGCTCTTTGGTAGGCTTACGTTCACCCTTGCCAATATGTTCTTCTGCAACCTGATACATAGCTACATTATACCCCTCATCAAACTGAGCTTCCATAGCCCCTTTACGAGCTTCTATATCTGCAACATGTTGTTCTAATAAACTTTTATACCCACCATAGACGACCAGATACTCTTCTAATTTAGTTACTGATGCATGTATCACATCTGAAAATTTCAGGTCTGCATCCGGGGTATCCAATGACATTCCAAATGTAGGAATACTTAGATTTCCGATATAACTTTCTGCACCATCTGTAGCATTTGCATAACTCCAACGTTTTTTCATACTTCCACCTTCTTACAATCACACCAACGATTACCAGTACATTTCTCCGGAGCTTCGGTCATCTCCATCACACGTACACATCTTTCCACTACGCTATTCCAAAGGAGTTCATCCCGCTCCAACTTAAAGCATTTCCAGTCCTGCGTATTTTTATTCTCATATAATACGTAACCATGCTTATAGTTACCCATGTTTAGATACAATTGAAGCTGTAACAAATGCTCTGGTTTTGGCCCCCGTAACTTTTTGTACTCTTCCTGCTTGATAGTTTTTAGCTCGACTGGCACAGGATCATCTGGAAACACTATGAAGTCTATTCTACCTGATATAGGAGGATTCTCTGTTTTGATGGAAAGCTCTCTATCTACTAGAAGTTTTACATTATTTAGATATTTCTCAAATCTTTCTTCGAAGGCACCCCCGACATCAAAAATTCGTTGTATTCTAGGAGGTATATCATTCCCTAGCAGCATACCGTTATAAGCCATATACATATATCGGTCACAATTATTACCTAGAGTGGATGGGTAGAATACTCCCGCTCTTGGGGGGGAGTTCTTACGTTCTAAACCTTCCTGTATTAGAGAAGTTAATCCTAGATCAACCCTAACAGCAGGGGCTGTTATGTTATTTGATTTTGATATCTGTGTAATTCCTGACATAATCTTTCCTTTATATCTTGTAAAGTTTTCTCTCTAAAATGCCACACTTCTGCGACTCCCATATCTCTCAAATCTTTGTCCCTACGCTCATCTCTTTTAGAGAGGTGACCGAAAGGCCCATCTGCCTCCACTACCACATCAAGTTCTGTGAGAAGAAAGTCCACATCATACTGCCCGAACTTGGCTTGTGCGAGATAACGCAGCCCCGATTCTTCAATACATCTCTCTATAAGTTTTTCCTGTTTAGTCCCGTATCTGTATGGCACTAACCAACTTCTCCATACTATCAGGATTTGCTGCGGCTACTAATCTAAGATTATCGAAACCTTGTATAGTTTCGTCTCCGAAGAAATCACTCGTATACCATGCGCCACTTTTGGTTATAAGACCTAAGTTTAATGCTTCTCTCAGATAAGTTTCAGTTACGTCTATCCCACCCTCAACACGGAATGGTATCTCTACCTGCTCCCATCGCTTTCCCCCGAACTTATCTTTTTGTAAGGACGTAATAATATTGAATCCTAAGCGTTTACCCTTGTTATCTTTGATATATTCGCCTCTACGTGTCTCTAACACACCGTGGGCAAAGAACTGCTGTCCTTTTCCACCCGGCATGGTTTCTATAGCCGCTACAGGCCCCATAGACCCTCTCACTTGATTTATAACAACAAGGGCAGACCCGTTCCTCAGTAGTGGGAGAAGTCTAATCAATGCTTGGTTCCAAGACCTTGATTGCCATGCCATAGGACTATAACTAAACATATCTTTTTGTTTTAGTATTTCACTAGGGATAAGTCCTGCAACGCTGTCCAATACTACTATATCGACACCCTTCTCCATACCCGCAGCCATGGTGTTATAAGCATCTTCTGCATTCTCAGGTATCTTAAGGAGAACCTTGTTAGTGTCGAGACCGCACTGAGCCATCCACTCACTGTCCCAAGACTGCTCAGTATCTACCCATAACACTGTACCGTTTTCTTTCTGTACACTTTCACAGAGTTTGGT